GTTCAGCATTTACTTTGTTATATTCTTTTATGCAAATTTTGCATTCAGATTTAACGCCAAATTTACCTTTTTTTTGTTTGTAAAATTGAGTTAATTCTTTTTCAATATTACATTTTTTGCATTTTTTCATATAGTAAAAAAAAGGGTGGCTTTTACACCACCCGATTAAATTTAGAATGGGAAATCACTTTCAACTGTAGCAGTATTTGCTGAAGCCCCAACTTCAACACTATCTAACTTTGTTGCATTTGCAATAGTACCGTTATTCCAAACTACTTTACCGTTTCCTAAATAAGTCTTTGGCTTCTTTGCTTCACGTTCTTCTTTTGTTTGTGAATCAATAATAGAGACGTTTTGTCCCCATTCGTTTGTTTCATCATTTACAGAAATAGTTCCGTTGTAATAAACAGCACCATCTTTACCAACTACAAATTTTTCTTTTGGTAATTTGTCTACTCTTAAACTAAAATTAATTAATGCACTCATATAATATTTATTTATTGCCTACCTTGTTTTGCTGCTGTCGGCTATTCAGTTTTATTTAACTTTTAATAATTCGTCTTTTACTACTTTAGTCATTTTGTACTTACTTTCAATAGTTGCAATATTACCACCATTTTTTAAATACTCAATCGCTTTGTTAAATTCAGGTGTGTTTTTATTTAACCATTTTAAGTCATCAACTGGTTGTGTTTTATCGTGTTTATTTGTTGCATCAGCGTCTAGTGTGTCATCAATTAACAATAAGTTACCTAGCGCATACTTTTTACCATAACTACTAGCTGAACCAAATTGCTGAGGAACTTGCATTCCTTTCTGTTGTAAATCTACTCCTACTATTGCAGTTGCTGAAATTTCATTAACTCCGTTGTTATCTAAAATAGTTGCTTTTGAAAGTAATATAGGATTCTCAAAACTAATTAGTTCTTCAGTAATTACAAAACTAACTTGATACTTTTCGTTAAATGGTTTTAATGCTTCTAATATATCTTCAGCACTTCTAAAATTGTATTTACCAAAACTATTAAATTTTGATTTGTTGGCTTTAAATTCTTTTTGAATTAAAGACAGTTTCTGATTAAGGTTTAAATCTTTCATCTTATTGTTTTTTTAATTTGTAAAGTATTATTGTTTTAATTTGTAAATTTCTGATTTTATTAAAGTCTTATATTCTAATGTACATTCCACATCAGCTAATTCAAAGCAATATGTTTCTAATGTACTTACTAATGATTCTAATTCGCAAATTCTACTTTGCATAGATTCCATTCTAAATCTGTTGTAATCTAATAAATCTTGCATTCTATAAAGTTGTTAATGTTAATACTCCAGCTAAAAATGCTGCCCATAAAATAAATGCTAAACCAATGTTTTTTAATGTTTTCATAATTTTTTATTTGTTATTTCTTGAGCAAATATATAACTGTTTTTAATATCAAAATATATTTTAACAAAACTTTAACAGAAAAAAAAAGCTACCTTTTACAGTAGCTCTTTCCGAAACAAATTAAAAACATTCAAAGAAACAGATTTATATATAGGATACCTTTTCGGTATAGTATTTTATTAAGTCAATAATATCTACATCAGCAAATTTAACAGTTTGTTTAGATTTAATAAGCATTTCATTAGATAACTTATTACCAAGATATAAACTAAATTTAAACTGCTCACCTGAACGTGAAATGTTGCAACCATAACATTGTACACCTACATTGTTTTCATCCCAGCGTGTTGAGTAATTACTTCTACTCATAAAGTGACCGCATTGTAGCTTCTTATAATGGTCTTTTTTACCACAAGTAACACAAGTTGCTATATCGTCAATAGCATCTTTACGCCTGATGTAAGTGCTAAATATAGTATCTAGATTTTTAACTAATGTTTTTCTGCTGGGCTTTTTCAACATTATGAATGATATTGTATTTCGGCTTCAATAACTTAATATATTTTTCTTCTAGTTTTAAAAGTTCTGAATCTGAAATTTCATTTGGTAGTTTAGTAATAATAGCGAAACTATCAAAGTTTTTAAATTCACCTTTTTTATGTGTAACTATTCTACTTTGTATATTTATAGTTTTACCTACATAAACAATTTCATCATTTTCAATTAAACAGTAAATAAACTTATAAAATAATACTTCTTTTTTATTATTTAATAAATAAGTTTTTAAAGAATCTTTTTTAGATTTATTACTTACTTTAATTTCTAAATCTATTGAATCTTTATTAGTTTCTGAAATTGACTTTTTTAAGAATCTAACATTTGTATAACCTCTTTTAGAATTTATCCAGTTCTTAAAGTTTAGATATTCTTTATCAGTATAGAATACTTTATTGTAATTCTTACTTACACCATAATAACTACATCTTACAATATATTCTAGTTTCATTCTAAATGTGTTTTACTTTGTTGTTAAATATTACACAAATTTAAAAGAAAAAAGAAAAAAAAATTTTTAATTTAAGAATAGTTATTTACAAAATTTAAACAAGAATACTCTTTTGGCACAAAATTTATTGCTTTTACTTTCCAAAATCCTATAGTATAATCAGACTTAACTGGTTTTAAATATTGAGAAATATTTATATAACTATTTTCGTAGTGTCTTACTTCAATAAAGTTAGTTTGTGTTGCTCCTTTTACATTTGATATTCTCATAAAAATGGTGTTTTAATTGTTCCTTTTGCATATCTATAACAAATATAAGCTAAAAGAATTAAAATCAACCATAACCACCATAATTGTAGAATAAAAGTACTCCAGTTAAATTGTTCTTTATAAACTATCTTTGTACTTTCAACTTTATCTATTTCAATCTCGTTACTAACTGAATCAATCACGATTTTAGACACTATCTTTTCATTTACTAGTATAGTATTGTCTTTTCTTTTTTTGTTGCTTATACGCGCGTTTTTGTACTTTGTAACTTTACCTTCGTTATTTGTTATTTCAATAGGTTCTGTAGTATCAACTGCTTCTATTGCAATTTCATCTGTTTCAATATCAAAAAGAACTACTTTTTTATCAATAGAACTACTATCTGTTTTTAGAACTATAACCTCTTTTGCTATGCTATCAGTTTTCTTTTCTTCTTTATTTACATTTTTTGCTCCACAAGAAAATAAAAATAATGCTAGTAGTAATAATAGTTGTTTCATATTGTAAAGTAAATTTTAGCTTCTATTGTACGTCTTTTAGTTAGTCCGTTTAATACTCTACCACCAGCTTTATTCCATTTTAAAAATTCATTTGTTATAGTTATATCTAAAGAATTTGTATTTACCTTTTTTAATAATGTACTTTTACTTAATGCTGAAATACCTACATTAAATGTAAATGAAACTAAAGAATTAAATTGATTTTGTGTAAGTTTTGATTTAACTAATTTATCTACGTCTTCAGCAAATTTATCAGCAGTTTGTTTTAACATCCATTTTGCAGTTGCTAAACTTATTGGATTGTCTTGCATAGTTACTTTTATCCCACTAGGATAGTATGTATTTCCGTAACCAATAGTAGCTTTTTTTGCACTACACAAATAAGGAACTAAAGATAAACCTTCAAAACCTTGAATTAATTTATATCCGTTTTCGTCTAGTTTCATTACTTTAATTTTTTATGCTTATCAAAGTCATCTTTTAGTTTTGCGTAAAGCCCTTTTAAACTTTCATAATCTTTTGCTAGTTCATTGTATTTCTCCGTTAAAACTCTATGTAGCTTTTCCCAGTTTTGCGATTTTTCAACTTCTTTAGCATACGACATCTGAATATTATTAAAGTCAGTTTGTAAAGCTAAATTGTGTTTTTTTAAATCTGTTACTTCTTGCATTACTTCATTCATCCTAGCTTGGTAAACGATTAAAAAGTCATCGTATAGCGTTTTCATTGTAGAAACTGCATCTTGTCTTTGCTTTGCTCTACCACTAAAAAACCAAATAATAGGTGCGCTTAATGTAGCTAAAATTGTTTGCCAGTATTCTTGAAATAAATTAGACACAGAAATATGTTATTAATATTCCACAAATTAAAAAAAACTCACTTAACCATAAATCTTTGTAGCTTTCAAACATTTCTTTTTCACTAATTAAACGCCCTTTTTTCTGCAAAAATTCAAATAAGCATAAACCTAAAAATCCTAAAAAAGATGGTACAAATATCTTAAATGCTATTTCGGTTGCTATGTAAGTATCGCTTATTGTGTCTTTTAAGAACCAAAACATAAAGCAACCAATTACAAAAGCTATCGGAGCGTGTAAGTGCCATCTATTTAATATAATTTTATCCCAGCTTTTACAATCTTCTATTATTGCTTTTAATATTCTCATCTTATTGCGTTAAAAGTGTTTGTAAAATATCTGTTTTTTCTTCCTCTGACATCGTTTCAACTTGTTTAGTTAGTAAGTCTATTACAATTTCGTTTGCTATTGGTTGAGTAGGTTCTTCCAATATTTCAGATTCTTGCTCAAAAGTAATCGTTTCGTAATCAACTCCATTAGGAATATCAGTTAGCGTTAAAGTTTCCACGCTCATTTGTCCGATTGTGTATCTATATTTATTCATTATCTTGGATTTGTAAATATTTCTTCGTACATAAAATAATCTGTTTGCATCGCTCTTGTAGTTATTCCTACTGTTTTAACAATTACACTATGAATACCCATCGCAGTACTTGTTGCTGGAATATTTGTAGTTAATGTAGTTATTAAATTGCCATCGATATAAAATGCCGCTTGTGTTCCGGCAGCGTTTAAATCAATTCTTAATTTATACCATTGTCCAGCAACTACTGGAACTGATGAAGTAAA